GATGCTGATACTAGCCTAGCATCACCGCCAGTGCTAGGAAGGGTTAATACATTGTTAGCACCTTCTGAATGTGGTGCAGCTTTTATTTGCTGTCCATGAGAATTACTTTCACAGTTAAATTGAATAGTGCCTTGATTATCATTACCCCTAATAGTGACATGTCCTGTGCCATTTGGTGCAAGTTCAATATCAGCATTTGACGTGGATACTATGTCATTGCCATTTACATCAAGGTTGCCACCTAGCTGTGGGCTGGTATCGGCTACAACTTCTGTCAGGCCACCAGCACTAGAGATAAGGTTAGTAACTGTAACTTTTTTAAGTGCGCTTGCTGATGCGTCATGCAACAACAGAGTATCGTTTGTGATATTAACATCACTAGACGTAATAGCAGACTGACCGCTAACAACATTTTCATTGACCATTGCTGTTTCAACTGCATCATTAGCAATTGTTACAGCACCGGTTGAAGCAAGAGTAATGTCACCAGAAATAGCCTTGTTGTCAAAGCTGTCAGAGCCATCATAGATAAGAACATGACCAGATGCAAGAGATGATATGTTAGTATCGTTTAGTTCTTCTAATGTGTCTTCTGTCTGTATCTGTGCATCTACATACGCCTTAATAGCTTTAGCAGATGCAAGCGTCGTATCTGTGCCAGCAACACTGGACAGGTCTGTGTCAAGCACACCAGACTTGAGGTTGTCTACCTCAATGTTAGACAGCGTGTTGTTATCTGCATCAATTGTTTTGTTTGTGAGAGTTTTGGATGTGGCAGCAAGATACGTATCAAAGGTATCCACCGTTGTTTGGCGCATAGTGCCAGCGTCATTAGTTACAAGACCGTCACCGCCAGCCACTGCCGTTGTGCCAGCAGATGTACCGCCATCCATCAGGTTGAGTTCTGCAGTTGTAGCAGTAACACCGTCCATAATGTTGAGTTCAGATGTGGTAGCTGTTACCCCATCCATAATGTTCAACTCTGACGTAGTAGCGGTTACACCGTCAAGGATGTTTAGTTCCGCTGCTGTTGAGGTGACGTTAGTGCCACCGATGTCAAGAGTTGTCATAGACACTTCACCAGCAACAGTGACAATACCGTCTGCCAATGTCATCAGGTCAGTGTCATCTGTGTGACCAATGGTTGCGCCATTGATATTGATATTGTCAATTACAGCCTGTGTGATGGCACTGTTTGTGCCTAGCGTAGCCCCGTCTACGGAACCACCATTGATGTCAGCAGTGTCTGCTACAAGGGCATCAGTGGTTACTGTTCCGTCAAAGAAAGCGTTTTTAAACTCTAACGAACTTGTTCCTAAGTCAACGTCGTTGTCAGTCACAGGTACAATGACACCATCTTGGAACCGAAGTTGTTCTACAGAAGAACCTGCTCCACCTGCGTCTACGAACACACCCACACGATTGTTTGTGTTATCGACTACAACTTTGTTAAGAGGGGTTGCTACGCCGGGGTCGCCAATCAATCCAATGACCGGACCTTCAGCAGCCGTGCCATCGTGTTTGTGACCCGTTGTATTTACAAATGCAGCTAGTACTTGATTAAATTCGTCGTTACTGTGGGCAGCGGTAATAACGTCGCCGTCAGTATACGAAGATTGTCTAGTATATCCTGCCATTACCTTCTTGCTCCTGCGTCAAATTCTAACTGAAAACCTTTTAGTGAGTATGGGGCAGATGTGCCTCTGTCATTTACTCGTAGTGCCACAGCAAAACCTGAACCCTCTACGGGCTGTCTTACTAATGGGTTTGTCTGACCACCATACGTTGAGGTATTATATATGGCTGAACCATACACTGCAACAACAGTAGATGTATCAAACGGATATGCTGCGGGTCTTGCTACATCCGGTGCCTCATAGTCGTATCGGAGAAACAAGTCTGCGTTCACTGCAGCTTCAGGTGCGTAGTTAATAATCACACGCTGAAAGTTCTTGCGTATACCAGCATCACCCATAGTCAGGTCAGGCGAACG